GGAGGGACCCTGCTGGGAAGCAGGGCCAACACCTTCTTGCAAAGATGCGGTGGCGCGTTAACCACAACCCCCGATATTCAGCGCAATGAGCCTGTTTCCACTCTCAGGAGAGGTTTCCCTTTCCCTTCCAGGCGAAGGTCCAAGCTAAAGGACCTCCGCTTAGTGCCTGGACACACACATTCCCTGTAAAGGGGACCAGTGCTGAGTCCACGCCTACCATAATGGCAGGTGTGCCCACCTCAAATGGCAGAAGGTACGAACCTCCTGGCCCCTAGTTCGGGGCTGGGTGACAGTCCTAGTTCGAGGAACTCCTCCATTCTAGGCGCTCTGACCCGATCCAAACTGATCGCTTTTGGCGGTGAGGTCTGTATTATCCTCCTTCGTGCGTTCCATTTGCATGGATTAGCACTAGTGAAGTTGCGAGAGACGGATTGCACCGTAGCATCAGTCGCGCGTTCACAAGGACCTGGATTACTCGTCCAGTTGCCCTTGTACGTGACGGGGCCCTAGGGCCCACGCCAAGTAAAAGGTCCATTAGAGCTACCAGTAATGGGGCTGAACCCCTCTTACCGTAAACTGTTCGCTGTTACCAGCTAGGTTTCTACCTTAATAGCGCTGTTACCCGCGCGGGTTCCTAACGGGATGCGTTGCTAGGAGAAGCAGGGCTCGGCCGGTTCGAACGTTTTGAGTTATTCACGATCCTCGAAGAGAGGTGAGTGTTTAGCCCACTTCGTGTCTTCCGAGACTGGGAAATAACCTTTCGAACGGATGGATCCGTTCTACAGAATAAAGCCCAAGCCTCGTTGAGGACAGAACTCTGACGCTCTCGCCGAACCTTTGATCCAGCAAGACCAGACAGCATGTCTTGGACTGAGATCAGTGGATCCACTTCCAACAGATTAACTCCGTTGATAGTGGCCCATGATCCCGCGTCCAGGTAGACCTGTGCCTGTGTCGTAAGCTTGATCATCGCATCGATTCCCTTTACTGCTTCACTTGTATGCTCTAGATCAAAGGATGCCAGATCCGGTAAATCCGGTGTCCAGCGCCCTGAGACCCAGTTGCTAAGCATGACATACCACTGAAAAGTCAGTGAGATGTTAGCATGCAAGTAAAGCCAGTAAGCAGGTCCCATAATGGTTACGAGGTAATGGTACCAAAACCTCCCTGCACCCAGCCATCTAATACTAACCCAATTTGGCGATTCCGCCAGGTTGGATCAGGATTGGAAGACTGAACGTGAAGCGTCCACAACTCGCTTTCTCGCGATATCATTGATTGATTCGTTGAGAATACGTGTTGCTCGCAATCCATCGAAACCCACTACGTATGTTTCGTAAAACATTCGCGCAGCTTGGCTGTACGGTAGATTACGTAACGTAAATGTGTTTCTCGGATTAACGAGTGCAGCACTCATCGCTCTTCGAACAATTGAACCCATACGTGGGTTAAGTTGTTTAAAGGCGCGATTGAGCCGTACCACACCACCATCCAGGGAAGTGAACCAACCATTGTTGAGAAGATTGAATCCTAGACTAGGCAGAAGGAGAACATTCTTCATCGCGGCTAGAAGTAGTCGCGGGCCTACCGGGGAAAGATCCCCGAGCAGGTTAGAATGAATTCTTTTAGCGAATTCTAGGAGTCCATTCCGTGACACAATTGATTTGTGCATGGAAATCCCAACACCAAGTTCAGCCATGATAGAAAGATACGACGTCCCTACGCCCTCATCAGCAATGACTAAGTCATCGCCAAGTACGGCGTATCGGGAGAAGTGATCTTCTGCCCAGCCCGCTCGCTTCGCCGCCATTTGTACAATGACGTGATGCGTTAAGGCTAGCATAGCCCAACTTGAGTAAGCACCCATTGGTTGCCCAACAGCATACTTAATCGGTCGGCCCTGATACCAGAAAGATCTCCGCATTAGTTGCCCTCAAAGCGTCGCGAACTCATCGCCCGCTAACTCTGAGAGTACTATTTGCTGGATTTCTAATGGGAGTCGATCCGTCGCAGATGATAAATCATATGAGCAGGATTGACAACCAGAGTGGAGGAATGGTAACACGCAAGTCTCGACGGGTCGAAACTGGTTAAAAGTTCCATCATTCGGGATATCCCGAAGGAGACGGAAAATTGAATCATGGAGACCTCGAAGGGCGGACTGTGTCCACCAATCTACCTGGGCGACAATACGATTCTTACCCGCAGCTTCCTTGAGGACCGCAAGGGCCCCGAGGCGCGCAGGGAAAGAAGCCGTAGCATCGTGTCACAGTGCTCCAAATGACAATCGTTTGATTGGCGTATTGAAAAGGACGATCACTAGGTACAAGAGGGTAAAAGGTCCTACTACAACTCAAAACATCATGAGCCACAGAGGGATCCAGTACTGTTTAGTCAGAATACAGAATCGGATCAAGATCCGAGCCTGGCTTCTGTTCTCGCGTGACGCGAGAAAGGCAAGGGCATCCGCCCCTGCAAACCAAGCAGCACGAGGTCCATTTGGTCCTGCTGTCTCGGTTGCTTTAGGTCGAGAGTTCCTGTAGTGCCATTTCCATCTGCTTTTTACAGACAGATCAGTAATGGCGTGCTTAATAGAGGATCACCCATCCGAGCCCATTTCTGGGCCGGGTGCGGTAATTGACTCTAAAGCAACAGGGCTCTGGTAATAAAGAAGCCGGTAGAAGGAAAGGATTGTGATGGTAAGACGACATAGTACGATCACCGAATTCCCCGCGCCCGCGGACCGTAATGAACGGAACACGGTGCGAAGGAAAACAGGTAACACCAGTGGTAGGCGATCACGAGTGATAGCAGGATGCGGGGATAATCCTCGCGCCCGTTCTTCATTCATGAAAGCCACCAGCAGCGCGATACACGCTTTGAGGTACTGTACACGGAACTTATTCCCGTGAGCAGCACATCGAAGATCGATGTTTCGTAGCAGTTCGCTGAAGCAAGGCAAGTGATTGCTAGCCCCTGTGCACCACAGCAGAATTCTCACCAGTCTCGGGAAATCCCGAGGATGACAAGTTTTCCGTGCTCGAGTAGACGCCTGAAATGTTTTGAGAACATTGTTCACATTACAAGAAAGGAGAAAGTTCGACATAGGATGACTTGACCCTGACATAGGGTGTGAGCCTAGCTGCCAAAGTACCCAGGCGTCTTATGCGAAAGGTCTGTGCAGAGGTCATCTTTTGTCGGCCCAACTATCGCATGGACAGCGCCCTCCCATAGATATGGGAGCGCAAGGTGAAGGGTCAGCTCCCAGAGTTTCCTCTAAGATACGTTCCCTTCATTGAACCTGCTAGGACATCAGTTGGTCGTAGTGCGATCAGGGTTCACCTTAAACGGTTGGACAGATTGCTCTATCTCCGCTCTTCGCATTGGACGGTTCCGGGGTCCTGGATGTAGAAGGGTGGCCTTCAAC